GCCGCAGGGATTGACCCTTCGCGCGCAATCTCCTCGCCTTTAGCCGAGAACCGGCCTCGATCGCCCTGTCGACGATCGCCCGGTTATTCCGGAGCACAGGGATGTCCTGCCACTCGCCGGAAGCAACAAGCTCGCTCACCTCCTGGACTGTCTTGCCAGGAAGGCGCCCCCTGAGCACATTGAAAAGTACGTCTTTATCCACGATCACCCCGTCTCGATATCATTAGTAGCCGTGAGAAGCCCCTCGCTGTCCAGCAGCTTGAGCTTTGCTTCCTTGATGAGCCCCGGAGCCTCCCCGGAGGCAACCTTTTCCCTAGCATCCTCCTCGGTCCGGCATACGCCAAGATCGAGAAGCTCTGTCATTAGCCCGGTAGGGACTGCGTACTTAATCATAGGTTACCTCGCGGGGAGCAGCCACAAGAGCTGCCTTGTGTCTATCATGATATCTTAGGGCTGGCTAGTCTTGCTCGTCACTTTCTTGTTCAGGCTCGGGGGTGGCTTGCTCGGGGACCTCGACAGGGTCCGGGGCATTGAACTTATCGAGGTGCTCAATGAGGCCTGGGGGGAGCACGATTTTCCCATCCTGGGCCATGCTAAAGCCACGTTTTGCCCAGATTGGCCCTACAAGCGGGAGATCGTCACATTTGTGATGGTCTGCCCACTCGCGTTGTTTTGAGCTGTTCAGCATTTGCCTATACGCTGGACCGAGCGCCTTCTGCCCAAGCGAAAGGAACTCTCCCCACTGGCCTGAGTAATCAGTCACCCCCGGCTGTTGCAGCTTGATAGGGAAGATAAATCCAGGAGCGAACACAAACAGGTGGTATTGGTTTGCCGTATCAACGAGAGCGCCCTGCTCTGGGTAAACCTCGATTGCCCAGCAGCCCGTGCCGCATAGCTCGGATTTGATCCTGTACATGTCGCGCCAGTCATGGATGGGCTCGCGCCCTTCTCGCCGGATAGACAAGTTAATGTGTGGTGGGAAGTACTTTACTAGCTTCTGATCGTAGACAAGCACTTGGTACTGGTCGTTGACCCAGGTCTCCGCTGTTCTGGCAAGCGGATCTACAGCCGACTTGACCGGCCGACCGGGCGTAAACGCGCTCCATGCGGACTTCTTTGGTCGCCGCCCTCTGCGGCGATTTACCTGCTTGGGCTTTGGCTTGGGTTTTGTCTTCTTGGTCTTTGGCTTTGCTGGCTTAGGCTTCTTCAATGTATTCCTCCATTGGGATGAGGAAGGCAGGGGTATCTTCCCCCACCCATGCTCCTTGAACATTGAATTCAAAGAACTCCTCTGCGCCGTCTTGACTCATGTCATCACGGGTCATAAGGATGCCAATGCATTTGGCTCGATCGTATATTGCGATTGGTGGGTTGCTGAATTGTTGAGCGACCCCGATAATCGCAGTCTCAAAACCATCGGCCAAGAGCATGACTCCCTCCTTGTTCATGCTCTCTGGGTATACCCGGTTGCTTGTACCTTGTAAACCGGACTACTCGTCTTCGTCTTCGATTTCCTCTACGACCCAGTCTCTACGGTACCGACCAGTCCCTGTGGGGCCGGGATCTCCATAGCAATCGGTATCAACTACATCGATACCATGTCTCTCCATAGTGCGCTCACACGGGCCGAATAGGTTGTTTCCCTGATCATCGAATAGCTCGATGTTGCAGAGCCGTTTAACGGCATCATCCCATCCCGCTGCCTTTACTCTGTAGGTAATATCTACTTCGTGTCGAGCTTTGACCTCATAGGTCTTCATCTCTTGCTGTTCAGACATAATCAGTTCTCCTGATTTCCAATAAAAAAGAGGGCCCCTGTAAAACAGAGACCCTCTATTGTTAAGCGAAGCAGGCCGAAGCCTACTGGGTTAGATTAGGTGATGATCCAGTTCGTGCCCGCAACCTCGGTCGTCCCCCCCGTGGCAGACACGCTCACCACCGTAATAGACGCGTAGGGCGTGGTAAGCTCAAAGTTAGCAGCGCCATCGATCTTCTCAGACCCCGCTCCCTCGATGATGACTTTGTCAGTGCTGTCAACGTTCGGACCAGCCTTGAAGGTAAGCATGAAGCCGGGGAAGCAGTCTGACACCGTTGGGAGCGTTAAGGTAATCGCCTCCGCGCCGTCAGCCTGATTGCAAAGCCATAGACCATGGGTGAAGCCGTTGGGGGACGAGGTCGTTCCGGCCAGATCTCGGGTCGCCGTAACCTCTACAAAAGGCGGGAAGATCATCAAGTTGCCACTAACCATGGGCAGCTGTACGGTTGCATCAGCGCCCATGGCAACGGTGGGATTGGGCTGAAGCGTGACCGTGCCCGGAGTGCCAGTAAGGTCGGTGTCCTGATCAAACGCAATCGCGCCACCTGAACTTGCACCGTCGCTAAGGGTCAATCTGCCCGCACTCGGGTTATAGGTCAGGCCAGAATGGTCGGCCTCGACGCCAATGGAACCAGCGCCAGCGGCGCCCGACGTGAAGAGAATAGCGTTCTCCTCAACGCTGTCCTCGTTGTCGGTAACCGTAATCGTAGCAGCGAGAGTCGCCGTCGCAGCGTTACCAGTCAGGGCTCCGACAAAGCCAGTAGACGTCAACAGGCCAGTAGACGGGTTGTAGGTCAAGCCAGAATCAGTCTCGATACCTTGTGTTCCCGACGCTCCGTCAACGAATGTCGGGTAAACCGTCTCGTCAGTAGAGTTGTTGGCAGTGGCGGTAACGGTGGTTGCCAAGGCTGCCGTCGCAATGCTGCCAGAGAAGACAGTTGCTGTAAGTGTTCCAGTAGACGGGTTGTAGCTGAGCTGAGTGTCACTCTCTAATCCGTGCGGCCCAGTGCCGTCACCTGCGTCCGCCAGGAATGGAAGCAGGTTCTCTTCATCAGTAGAGTCATTGTCAGTAACGGTTACTGTAGTTGCGAGAGTCGCTGTTGCCGCCGTAGTCGCAGCGCCGGTCAGGGCTCCGACAAAAGCAGTCGATGTAATCGACGTCGCACCCGTCACAGCACCTGCATCGATTATGATTGTACCGTCAAGGACAATCTGCTGACCACTAAGAGGGGTGATGGTGAGGTCAGTGCCCGCAGTGCTTGAGATATCATTACCATTAATGGTGATGTTATCCACAGAAAGCGTTGTCAGCGTGCCAAGGCTTGTGATAGCAGGCTGAGCTGCAGTGGTAACTGTTGCCGCTGTGCCGGAAGCGTTACCAGTCAGGGCGCCAGTAAAACCAGTCGCCGTGAGCATCCCAGAAGACGGATTGTAGGTGAGGCCAGTGTCGGTCTCGATGCCCTGGGCTCCAGTCGCTCCGTCAACGAATGCCGGGTAGACCGTCTCGTCAGTAGAGTTGTTAGCAGTGGCGGTAATTGTATCCGCATTACCCTCAAGGTCGGCAACGAGAGTGGCGACAGTGTAGCCCGTTCCACTGGTGTTAACAGTAGTGGTAGGCTCAGCCTGGTTGTCCTTGAACAGCTTGAACTTACCGTCAGTGGCGTCTCTGTAGAAACCTGCGTACTTCTGCGTATCGCTGACATCGTAGGTTCCGTAGAAACCGACGTCGACTGCGTCTGCGTCAGTAGCAGTTTGACCAGTGGCCATCGAAAGCATGGCCTCTTGCGTTGCGATGGTGGTCGAGTTAACGGTTGTAACCGTTCCCTCGACGGTAAAGTTTCCAGCGACTGTGAGGTAGCCAGACATCGTGACGCCTTCGGCGCCGTCCCTCGTATCCAGTGCAAGAATTCCGGTCTTGCCGGAAGCATCAAAGCTGAGCGCAGCGGCGTCATTGTCGAGAAGGTCCCAGTCGACGGCAGCAGTCGTGCTCACGTCACCAGACATTGTGAGACCCGTCAGAGTACCAAGACTTGTGATAGCACTCTGAGCACCACTAGTAACCGTTGCCGCCGTAGTCGCAGCGCCGGTCAGTGGGCCGACAAAGGAAGCCGCCGTGAGCGCCCCGGTGCCAGCATTGTAGGTCAGGGCACCGTCAGACTTGGGAAGTAGATTACCAGTTGCAGACTCCCAAAGGCCGACAAAGCAGGTGGTGTCGGTAGAGTCCGCAACAACGATTGTAGTGGGGACGATATTGGCTGTTCCGTCAAAGGAAGCTCCACCAATCGTTCTCGCATTTGCGAGGGCGGTTGCGGTGGCCGACAAAGCTACCGCAATGTTTGTGGAGCCGTCGAAAGACGTTCCACCGATAGTTCTCGCGGTTGCGAGAATGGTCGCTGTGGAAGCGTTGCCGGTGACAGCGCCTGTAAGGGCGCCGATGACGCCACCTGCGAATGTACAGGCGTCTTGGACATCTGTACCAATGGCAAAGTCGGCCCCCATGTCCTTATTCAGGGTGTGGGCGGCTTGCTTGCCTGTCATAATTCCGTAACTCATAAAATACTCCTAGTGTTCGCTTTTCGGGCGGTTCTGTGTATCGCTGCGGGGACAGCGAAATGGTTGGTTACTAGAAGTATAGCCCTGAACAACCCATATAGAAGCTCGTTCTTTGTATTTTTCCGAGGCTTCCCATGCAGTTGTCAGGGCTCTGAGCTACCCGCTATGTATTGATTACTATCGAGTAATACCGACGACTAATCGTTATAGTTTTCGATATCTTCCGGCGTGACAAAATCCAATGCCGCCAGAAGCTCTTCCCGAAAAGGCTTTCGTCCCCATGCCTTTTCGTACGCCTTGATCACCTTATCTACGGCCGGACCAAGGATATCAGCTGGCTTATCCCCGTTACATAAATCACCTGGCTCAGTATAGCCAAAACCACCACTTCCATCATTACTAATGTGCCACCATCCCACTAGATACCTCCTTGGTTCTCCGTGAGAAAAAGCTCTTTTTTGTTCTTGCTGAGCGACTTGAACCATCGCTCTCTTCTGAGCGCGGCGCCCTTACTATAAGGATACTCCGCGCGCGCGAGGGCGACAGGGCGCCTGCCCCGCGTGTATTTCGCGCCCCTGTTTCCACAGTTGTGCTCTTTGACCCGTCTCTCTACATCGGTTGAGATGCCAGCGTAGAGAGATGAATCAGAGCACCGGACGACGTAGAAGAACCACACTAGTTGAGGTCTTCGGGCCTCTTCGTCCCTTGACCCCATGCTGCCATGCCGTTCTCCTCACACCAGTCCTTGAAGCCGATCTGCTTTTGAGCAGCTTCGACCTCTGGAGACACTGGCGTGGGCTCGACCTCCTCATCCTCGGCAATGTCGAGCATGGTATCGAGCAGACTAACGAGCCCGTCCAGAAGCTGGATGTGCTTCGCATATCCGTCATGCCCGGCCATGTTCTCAGCTTCCCCTACTGCGTAAAGCAACGCATTTCGCTGCTCCCTCAACAGGACCACGTCCACGTTTGGGACAATGATTGCGCCGTCTTCTATAGTCTCATTGATAAGCTTTGTCGCCAGGTTCCACGTCATCCCTGACGCGGTTATTCCAACAAGCCGCTCACCACCACACGACAAACCCTCTAACCAAGTGTTCAACTCGCTCATAGAGGCCGGTGTGTGGAACATTCCATTCGCCTTGAGAAGTTTATCAGTCATTCCTGAAGTCCTCCACGATGCCGTTAAAACTACACTCGCTGTCAGCGCACTCACAGTAGCTACCGTCATCCCAGTCCTGCGGGCTCCCGTAATCAAGGTCGCTACCGTCGTCGTGCATCCTAACCACTTGTGAAATTACGATATAAAAAGGCCCCTCGCTTTGACACTTGGGGCATTTCATTCCTTCGAGACAATTTGAGTTAGCCATTTCAATGCTCGCTGAAGGGCTCGGTTAGAGACATGCTATAGCTGACATATAGACCGCCCTCGTTGCAGCGCAGCTCGATATCGTCCACACGCTCACCAAGCCGGCCATAGGCAAAGTCTAGATCGAACTTGTTACAGTAAGCCTCGATCTCATCTATTACCGAGTCCCACGGCGGGTAGCACTTCGTATGGTCGTGCGAGAAGGCGACGCGTTGCTGCCCTCCATCGCCGTCCTCTTCGTCGTTGTGACACTCGCCCCCCATAATTCCTGCCCAGGTCTCCTTTTTGGAGTAGAAGTCTCCGTTTTCCACACTGTCTGGGGTGGCGTGCCTTTGCGCGACCATCCAGGCGAGAAACGCCTTTACATCATCCTTAGGCCCCATCACGAGAAGCTGGTACTCAGATCTATATCCCATCCTAATACTCCGGGTAGGTCGAGTTTGGATCACCTAGCTCTGTCAGCGTGTTGCTGAACCACTCGCTTATTGTGGTGTGTTTGACCTCTTCCTTGGTTACCACGGCACCAAAGCAGCAAACGTAGCGGTGCTTCTCAGCGCCGCCCTCAACAAAAAGCATTGACCAGCCGTCCGCGAGGAGACCTTGGATGCCCCCGTAAATGTCGAAATCTTCGCTCTCATCAGTCTCTTCGTTGTATCTATAGCTCGGAATGCCCGCGCAGTCACCACCATCGAATATCAGGCCGTACAAGGTTCCGTGTTCAGCGCTTTCCTGAGAAATCACTGTGCTGTCCTCAATTGTGGTGGCCCACTCTTTGAATGCATTGTCGTCTTTCATTTTCGCGTAGCTTGTACGCGCAGTCGCATAATAATTAGCCATTATTCCTCCTCCAGCTCACAAGCATCTTGGATCTCTCCGTCCATCGAGATAGCGAACTCCTCACCCTCGGAAGCCCAGTCCATGGACCACTCATTATTCATCAAGTGTGTGTATAGGCCTTCTGTGCCCATCTTTCCGCGGTAGTTCGCGTCTTGGATGTACCTTGCTACCGCCTCTTTTAGCTCTGGGATCGTCAAGTAAACTGTTTTTAGGCTTGTCGTTCTCACTGTCCTTCTCCCCGTTCGATAGCAGCTATTATGGCCGCATGTATGACATTCTGGAATCTAGAATGGCTCCACCTTTTAAGACGCTGCCATTCCTTAAACCATTCCTTAAATTCATCGTCTACATCAAAGACAAGATTCCAAGTTCCGTCACCATTTTGGATTTCTTCTACTAAATCGAACTTGCCCTTCATCATCTTCCTCGGATAGGGAGGGGGGTTTTGCAACTATCCTTCATTGCTCCTGCACACATCACAACCCCGGCGAGATTGTCACATGATACTGGCTCGTACTCATCGACCACCCGCCCGCACACATCGCATACGGCCTCCTCCGAGCGGTCCGCTTCGTCAAGGAGAGCGTCCGTGCGCCACTTCCAGTGAACTGGATTACCCCCCATCTCGTCTTCCTCAAAAGCATACCCCTTCTCTTGTATTTCTAGCTTTATACCGCCCCTCTTTTTTGCTTGGGTGTAGCCATCGAAATGCTCTCGGAAAAGACCGGTCAGCGCCTCGTGCGCACCCCACTCTGCTTCGAGTCCGTGCTGGTGTACTGTTACTACGAAATGACCTGCTTCGTATTCTGAACCAGAAAAGACGATCCACCCGTTTGAGACTCGCCGGATGATAATGTCCGTGTCTTCAATGTTAGGTTTCATCTTTTGTAGCCTCAATGACAACATTGTGGTCACTAATGTGTTCATTAGAGACTTTACTGTTCATAATATTGTCCTTATCACGGCACGGCGGGCACAGAGTCTTAACCCAGCCTGTGTTATTTGATGTTCCCGGTGAGCCGCACTCTTCGCAGGTTCGGTAAGAAATTGCTTCTGCCATCCAAACCAATCCTTCAATAAAGTCGTCACCCCCATTATAGTAAAATCGGAGACCCCCAAACTTCTCTTTTACTTGAGTAGCCTCCACATTGACTGTGGGAGGGTCTTGATCTTTTCGTAAGTTATGCTTCAGGTGGTTCTGGATTTGATCGCACAGGGTGTCGAGGGTGTTGTACCACCCATCTCCGGTGTCGATTCCCCAACACATACAGGTTTGGGACATGGGGAGGTCTTTCTGTCGAAAGATACTGGGGTAGTCTTCAAACAGCTTGTTTTGCAGTTCAGGTTTCATCATCTTCCTTGGGTGTCCAATCCCAAGCGTAGGCTTTCTTTTCAGGAGCCCACTTGAAAGTTCCGTTGTTAAAGAAATACTCGTTAATACCGTCACGCTCTATGTCCCGCTTTGCCATTTCGATCTCCTCAAGGGTTTGCAGGCTAGCTCGGCAGAACGTGTTATATTCACCAGTCTTTCCGAGAGGGTATAACTCAACAAGCATGTTGATTTGTACGGTGTCGAAGGGGGGGTTCATCAAGGGCAACCTTAATCAATCCGTACTTCCACCCCCTATTCACTAGGTTCTACCTTCGGATTCTTTGTTAGATTCGAGAGGGTGGACCCCTTGTGCTCACCCCAGTCCTCACAGATCTCCGTCTCTCCCCACTCAATCTCGTCACCAATTTCCCAACCTAGTTGTTCCATTAGTTCATCCGGAAGCCTTATACAGAGTTCTCCCACACCACGATCTGGGTCAGCGGCATCTAGGCGCTCAACCTTTACTTTCCACATCTGCTTACCGCCCCCATGAACTTTGTTTTCCATTATCGGCAATCTTACTTTTTTCTGGGGCGGCCTAAGTGCTCTATCCCTTGCTCTTTGCCCAGCAGGGCAGTCGCATAAAATTCTTTGTACGCGCGCATCTTGGTACACCTGTCGGTAACCAAAGCCGTGGCATTTGGCGCAGTCTGCTAGTCTCATGGAGACTACTCTATCTCAGGGAACAGTGTCTCCGTAGTTATAATCCGGCCGCGTGCTCAGTGTCGCCCGACGTTACGCCCTGCCCACAGTGGGGACAAAACGGGGCCGCCGGAAGATCCGGCTCACCCGCCTCTTTCCATCGATTCACTGCGTAGGCGAAGTTACTATGGGTATTGTCCCATTTGGTTTGTGACGCCCAATACAAAAGGGCGCGGGTTTCTTGCGCTATCCCCGTCGACCGCAAGAGATCTTCCAAAGCGCACACACGCTGTTGAAGCGCTAAGGCCTGCGCACAGTTACATGGTCCGTTGTCACTCATCATTTACACTCCAGCATTGAAGCCCTCACATGCAAGACACGTTGCGACGCTGTGCCCTAGGCTCAGTGACATGCGGGGCATCTCGCATTGGCAGCGGGCATCTTCAGACAGTTCCCACCCAAAATGGGTGTATCCGTATTCATCGGATAGCCAGTCGGTAATGACTTGGAATCCTTCTTCTTTGTACTCCTCAACTAGTTGTTTTGGGATCGTTACGGTGTGAGGGCAGCCCGACTCTTTAAGAGCCTCTGCATAGTCTACGTCCTCTAACTCGGTGTCACCGAAATCCCAGTCTACTTTTATCTCCATCACTTACACTCCAGCCAGTTGTCCCCATACTTTCCTGACGTCTCCAATGGGACCGCCAAGTCAAAGTCAAAGGGATGCGCCATCAGGTCTCTGATGCGCTCGTTAAATTCTTTATCTTCTACGAACTCTTCAGGCACTTCGAACACGATCTCATCGTGAACCTGAACGACCATCTTGGCACCGGAAGCAGTGATCAATGGGTCTTCCCATATCTTGATCATGGCCATCTTTGTGATGTCTGCCGCTGTACCCTGAATTGGTGAGTTCTTAACCTTGCGCTCTGCTTGTGAGACATCGGAGGAGAAGTTTGAGCTGAGCCCAGGAACACTCCTGCGTCGGCCCAGCACTGTTGTGCAGTAGCCGTCCTCTTTTGCCTTGGCAATAGCGCGCTTGAAATACTTGGTTACCTTCGGGAATGCGGAGAAGTACTGCTTGATGAGCACCTTGGCTTCGTCAATCGAGCACCCAAGGGTACCCGCCAACTTGCCAGAGCCCTGCCCGTACATGAGGCCAAAGTTGATAGCCTTCGCGCTCTTTCTATGTTTCAGAAGAGTTATGTCGGTCGTGCTGAGCTGCTCTCCAGCATCATCGCGCGCGCGAGCATCCATGATGTCTTCATAGGACACCTTGAACATCTTGCCGGCGGTGCTGCTGTGAACATCCAGGCCGTCATTGATCGCTCCACAAAGGGTTGGGTCCTTCGAGAAGTGGGCCAATATCCGCATCTCTAGCTGCGCATAGTCTGCCGCGAACAGGCGCATTGCCTTCCCAGGAACGTACGCGCTCCTGATGTATGGCGGCTGATTCTGCAGGTTGGGCGCAGACGAGCTTAGTCTTCCTGTCCTCGCGCCGGTCTGGTTGAACGACGCGTGGATGCGCTTGTCTACGTGGATCTTGTCCAGCAGGTTGGTGATGTAGGTCCCAAGCTTCTTGTCCAGATCTCGGTACTCAAGAAGCTTTTCTGCGAACTCACATCCACCCTTGGCCCATCTGTCCAGGGTTGTCTTGTTTAGCTGCGGGTTCCCCTTATCAGTGAGTGATAACGGGGAGCGGCCCAACACGCCAAAGAAGAACGCCCCCATCTGGGCATTGCTGCTGAGGTTAACGTCAAGACGTTGCATAGCGCGGCCAAACCAGCGTTGAATCGCCAGCAGCTTGGCCTCGATCTCCGGCGCTTGCCGGAGTAGCTCGCCCTGATCGATACAGATCCCACGCCTCTCCATCTCCCAGAGCACCTTCGTAAACGGAAGCTCTGTCTCCAGGTAGTAGTCCCAGAGCGTTTTGCCCTCCCAGGCACCGGCCTTTATCTCGTTTGAGATCAGGCGCTGCCTGAGAACTATGAATAGCTTGAACGTTGCATAAGCGTCCAGGCTCGCGTAGTTGGCTACAATGTCTTGATTCTCCGGATCCAGCAGAATGTCGTGAAGCTTCCGCTTACGCATCTGCGCGCCGAAGACGCTCTTGAACGGAATCATATCGACACCGACGTACTCCTTCGACAGCGATTTCAGATCGTGCGGCGCCATATCGTCTACGAGCGCGTGCATAACCATCGTGTCGTAGACACGGTAGTGGTCTCGATTGCAGTGCCGATTCATATCGATTCCGCAGTTGAGAAGCATCCACTGGTCGAAGTTGGCGTTGTGCATCACCAGCTTCAGTTCAGGGTTTTCCAGCAGGTCCTTAAAGTACGGGAACGCCTCTGGACGAACGCAATAGCGCTCTTTGCCGTCGCTGATAGCCAGGATTACGGCCAGGTCTTTTGTTCGTGATAGGCCGGTTGTCTCTGTGTCAACGGCCAGGACTTTCTTGTCACCCAGGGCAGCTACCGCGGCGACCGCCTCATCTGGCGTCGTCACAACGATTGGCTCGGGCAAGACAGAGAACATGCTCATCAGATCCTCCAATGTAAACAGGACGCAGTCGGCGAACTCTTTGAAAAGCCACCGACTGCGTCCCTCAGAGGCGCCCCCGTCTAAGGCGCCATCCGTTATTGCCTAAGCGCCCTAGAAGGGTACTTTGTCATCACTTAGCCCCTTTGTATCGCTCTCTGTCCCATAAGGCACAGAGTGCGTATCGGGCTCACTCGGATCGTCCTGGAAGTGCCGCTCCAGGATTGTCTGCGCGCTAGCATCGAACACGTTGGGGCGGGCCAGGGTTCTGGCTTGCTCTTCCAGGTCCATGTAAGAGAAGAACTCCTTGAAGGCCATTGGTCGCGCCATCCAGTCCTTGATGCGCTCGTCGTCATTGTCGCTCGGGACAAAGTCCACGATGTCGATAAGGGTCCCCTTACTAGCAGGGCCTCCCCGTACGACCAGATCGCATTCTGAAGGATCGATCATCGTCGGATTGTCACAGCCAGCCACATACGATGTAGCGCTACCATACCCGCGCTTGCTAACGCACTCAGTCACCTGTGTTGCCTTTCCTTGGTGATCGCACGCCTGACACGCGACCTGCTCATTTCGGAGTTGTCGCTCAAGGTCTGGCCGGATTGGGTTGGTCTTGTGGTTGGCGATCTCCTCGCCACATTCCCCGCAATTATAGGCGTAGACCGAGATGGCCCCTTCCTTGCAGTTCCCACACCGCTCAGAGACAGCAGAGAGCTGCTCCATGAAGTGCTCGTACTGGTCCCCATCTCTAAGGCTCAGGTGAAGCTGTCGACCAAAGACCTTCTCATGCCCGGCGTCAGCAAGCTCAGCAGGATCGAGGCTACGCCCGAACTGGTCAGTTCCGTAGGAGCGCTTGTACTCGTAGTACGTTCCGCCGTTCTTGCTTGTCTTGGGAACCTTGTAGAAGTCCTCAAGGACAAGAACCGTCACAACGTACGTCTTACGTGCAAACAGCATCCTGTTCTGATCTTCGTAGGCGTAGAAATACAGAAGGTCTGGCACCTCCAGAATACCGTTATGTGAATTGGAGAGGATGAACCTCTTCCGGTCACCGACAGTCAGCCACTGGCCAAAGTAGGTGTGCCACAACTGACCGCTCTCTTGAGGGATGAGGCGAATCCTCGTGGGAGCCTCGTCAGCCTTGAAGTAGCGAAGCCGCATTGCCCATGAAGGTATGCGGGTCTCGGGCCGTTCAGTGAAGTTTCGCTTCGCCCTGTTTGGAAATACTTGCTGCCGCCGTGCTTTTTGGTTTTTGTAAAACTCGTGGAAATCCACTTTTTGGTTGTCATCTGACACGTTCATTTCTCCAACTGAATGGGTTAATTGCTGTTTCTATCGCATGCCTGACAGCGCCCGCAGGCAGATCGTCAGGCGATATTGGCTCGGCCGTTCTATAATTAGCCACTCGAACATCAATGCCGCATAGTCGATTAATAATCTTGTCCATGGCCTTAATGCCAGGCTCGTCGTTATCCAAAAATAGTACGACCCGGCTGGTTATTCGGGTCAATAAGAACTGCTGCTCTCTGGTCATGGATGAACCGATAAGCCCAACCACAGTCGGATAACCACTCTGCACAACCCACATAACCTGCTTGAACCCTTCGCAAACAATCACCGGCATGTCCGATTGGCCGGACATACAGTCTGCATAGAACTTATCTAGCCCCCAGAGCACCCGACCCTTCTTGAAAGAATAGTCGGACGATACCTCCAGAAGCTCGGACAAATATATCTTGTACCTGGGATAGTCGTCAACCACGGTTCTACCAGAGATACCAACCAGTTGCCCCATATGGGTTCGTATAGGGAACGTGATCCTTTTCCTGGCCCTGTCAAAACCAATATCGTACTTTTTCAGTACCGGCAGACCGAATCCGGCGTCGAGAAGTGCTTTTGGCGCGTAGTCGAACATGCCGAGAATATGGTCTGGCAACGGCGACAGCCCGCTTGACAGGTCTACGGGGATATCGCTCCTCTCTCCCGGCTTAGGGACAGCTGGGGCCAGTTGTCGCGCTTTCATCGCCAGGGACTTATCGTTGGTCAGAAGGCCAACCAGCTTGAGCAAGGACCACCCTTCCTGGCACGTATGGCAATAGCTCGATCCGAACTTTGCCTGGCTTGCGCCTATGTACACATAGAAGGATGGTTTTTGCTCGTTGCCGCTTTTATGGAACGGACAAAATGCCGCGATATTATCGCTGTTGGTCGAATACACCTGCTCTGGAAAGCGAATATGCGGACCTAGTAAATCGATGATTTCCTGTGACACACTTATTCCTCTTCCAGGTCGCTACCGATCTCATCCAGTGCCGCTGTCGCCCCCTGCCTGTATTCACTCATAAGAGATGTTGAGTTCTCTATGATGGGTACGGGCGGGGGTTGGTCCTGGCTGGGATGCTCTTCAGAGTCGTTCCCCACTGCATGTAATTGATCGTGGGCGAAGTCGAAGTTTTCAGCCGCGATGGCATGAATCGTAAACCCAGGGTCTGTGGTCTCCCTTGCTGCGGGTAAATGGACACTTATCTCTTGTCTCTTCGGGTTATAGACAAGCCGAATGCCAACATCGCAATCCATGACAGCGCCTGTGTTCATGGACAGGGACGCGGTGCCCCTGCTTTTACTGTACTTCAGTGCTGCGCGCTCGTTCTCCTGGAGGATCGCCAGCATTGGGATCTTGGTTGTCTTGCATATCTGCTTTAGCCGTCGGTTCACCACAGAGAGCTGCCGCCAGTCCAGCGCGTTAGCGCCAGCGCCGGGAAGCTCCAGCATGTATGACGAGTCAAGCAGCACGAAGTGGGGCTTGTACGTTTCGATCTTCTTGCGGATCTCGTCTGGTCCGCCAGGTGACCCATCAGCGCGGTCAGCCGTTGTGAAGATCAGGTCCCCACCGCCCTCTTTCACTTGCTCGATCCCATCCAGGAAGTTTGTAATCTCTTGTGCAGAGAGTGTTCCCTCCTTGAGCTTGGTGTAGTTGGTCCTGGAGAGGATACAGCCGACCCTGCGGCGCATTGATTTCCACAGCATCTCCTTGGAATAGACAAGGACACGCCGGCCTGTTTGCAGTAAATAGGCCGCTATTACGAGCCCAAACCACGTCTTCATGGACTTCGGCAAAGCCCACACCATTATGAAGTCACCTTCTTGTATTCCGCCTGTCGCCTTGTTCATGCGTGCCCAGGGCCAAGGCATCCCCGTCACTCCATCGGAGCTATCGATTCTTCGGATATCTTCCAGGGTCTCGTCTAGCGCGACCTCGCTGAAACTTATGTCTGTCTCAGAGAAGAGCTGCTCTTGCAGCTGTGCAAGCGCGGACGCCAGATCGGCAACAGCCGCCGCAGGGTCGGTTGTTACCGCCTGAAGATAGTCATTGACAGACTGTTCAGATTTCCGCCGCAGGTAGCCGGCGTTTACCTTGCCGCACAGGTCTTTGAAGTTCTCGATTGGCTCCGGTAGGTCGAGGTACGGGAACTGCTCTTGTAGGGATTCCTCACTCGGGACATGCCCGAAGTTGTGGGGCCTCCGATAGTGGGCGTCGATCGTTGACCAGAGCTGCTTGGACTCCATCCCCCCAAAGCAGGTGAAACGGATACCTTGCGCCTGAGCACTCTCGAAGAGATCGCTCGGATCGTTGCCTCGCACAATAGCGGCAAGCAACTGTAGCTCCCAGTTTGCTGCCATTACACGTCCTTATTCAGTATTCCTTGTGGGGGGCCTTCGGCCAAAAACTCTTCCTTTGCAGAACCTGCCAGAGAAGCCACGTGCTCTTCGATAGCCTCAATAAGCTGCTCGCTCAAAGTAGCTATTCTCTCCGAGCCCTCCTGGACCGACTCTACTCGAACATTGCCAAAAGGCTGGCCATTCATGGAGAAGCCAACGTCGGCAGCCACGGCAGGGCCACCGACGCCAGCATAGACTTCGACCTTCAGTGCAGAGACACCATTGATCCCACAATCACTCAGAGCTTTCATTGAACAACTCCGGATATAGGTTCTTTTGGATGTTGGTGGCGTGGCCGACAACGGTCCTCCCCATCACCCCGCGCGCATGCTCCCATGCCAGGTCATACGCCACCTCTTGGGCGACCTGAACAGCCTCTGCGTTTTGATCGCACTCAAGCGAAACACTTGAGAAGATCTCAACGCTGTATGGGATCTTGTCCCATTGCCCCTTCCCCCAATAGACAGCATCGCTGACTTTTGTGCTTACGCTACTTGTGATCTTGGCAGAGGCGTCAGCGCCTTCCCTGGACCGCTTGGTAAGCTCACGCATCAATTTAGTTCTGTGTTCGTCAGACAATTGTATCTCCTCCTCAAATCGCTCGGTTTTCTCGTGCGGTGTGCCGGAAGGGCTCTCTTTCCATGAGCACCTAATAAATGTAGACATGGAGGCGTACGCATTAGCGTACGCCTCCACATGAGCGTTACTGCTCATGCTGTGAGGTTAAACTCGCCGGGACCGTCAATCTTGACGACCGGCTTGCCCTCTTGGCGTGCATCGCTGATCTCGTTGAACTCGATCTCACCGCTTTTAAGCAGCTCACTGATCTTGGCGGAACTCACCTTTACGACGCCCGGCATACGGAGTACGTGGTCAGGCAACATGGCGGGGTCGTAGCTCAACCGAGTAGACGGCCTTGAGCGGGTCCACTGCCCGATACGCTCAGTTTCTGTCGCCGCCTCGATGGCCCGAACAGCCTTCTTTGCAAGCTCTCTGGCCGTGTTATGTCTCTCGATAAGAGCACGCAAGTTGCCGAAACTCAGCCCCGACTTACCTGCGTTATTGAGAACGATATCTACGTCCTCCATGTGCTCCTCTACCGCGCGACGGGCGAGGACAAACTCTTTATTCTTACGCTCTGCAGCGCGCCGTTGCGCCGTGTATTCATCCGACATATTTGTTTTCCTCTCTTGTTGCTGCAAGTGTCTTGGCGATAGCTATTGCCTCGCCTATATGGTCAATGGACTTATTCCAAATTAGGGCTGACTTTTGATTCCGTATCAGGTGCGTCATCGAGTGGGTAACCATCGTTGGGACCGGGTAGCTCACCAGGTCACCCCCGATGAACGATTCAAGAACACGGCCGACGTTGCTGCTGAATGTCGGGGCTGTCTTCTCATGCAGGCTCTTGAGCGCATTGGCGCCGCAAGCGACGATGACCTCTGGCTGAACCAGATGGACCTCCCCATGCACTCTTGCACGGCAAGCGTGCAACTCACTTATCTTCGGCAGGGCCAGCATGCCCGGACCGCTCCAACTCTCAGACGCCTTTGGTGGACACAGGACGACATAGCTGTACCAGAAGCTGTGCTTGTCGTGGCCAAGGTGGTTGATGAGGTTCAATAGAACCCCGCCCTCCTGGCCTTCCAACACGTTGCCGCTTAGCGACGCCCTATGACTAACACGGTCAAGCAGGAACACCACGTCTGCATTCGGGTCCCCTGTCCCCCGAATGAGCCGTTTCCTGTTTTGATGAAGTCCACATGCCGTACAATTTCTATAGCCGTAAAATAGGTTATCTATTCCATCCGACGATTTCGAATGCTCCGCCATTTTCTCTGATCTTCCTCCGCAAACTTTTACACATGCCGTGCGCAGGGCCCACGCGGAAGTCATCGAGGATGACAACCAGCGGCTCCCGCTTTCCTGAGCTACTTCTTTCTATTCTTCCTTTACCTTGTTGAAACGCTCCCCATGCTTTGAACGGGGTAGCGAATATGAGGGTGTCTAGCTCTGGAGCATCTAGACCCTCTTTAGCTACACCAAAGGTCGCGAAGGTTACATCGGATTCTCTAATAATATCCGCCCTTCGTTTCCCTGGCGTAGCGCTGGTCACAACCCCTACTGTATATCCATCAGTACGAAGCTGGCAAGCGCAAAGTTCCTCAAGGGTTTCAGGGTGTTCCTTCGAGTGTACCAGCACCAGCACCTTTCGTTCGGCGGACAGTGCGGAGCGAACGGTATCCGCGATTGCGTGGTTTCTGTCATCAAGGGTCGCCATGTGCTTGTACATTTTCCCAGCAGAGAACTCGCCTGTACAGTCCAAGATCCTCGCATCGCCCTCATCAATCTGCGTGTCGACCCGCTTGAAGTAGATCGTCGCGGGCCTGTCGCCTTTGAGATCAGTATGGAAGATCTTCCCTATATGCGAGTAATAGACATCCTCCAGACCGTCTTCCCTGTTGGGGGTGGCGGTCAGGCCAAACCTGTTGCCGTAAAATAACGGCGCAGTGAGGCAGAACTTGGAGGCGGACAGGTGATGTACCTCGTCAAAAATAACAGTCCCGAAACGGGCCCTGACGTCCATCGGGATGCCACCTGCTCTGTTTGACAGGGTTTGGATCATGGCCAGCACAAGCGGCCGATCGTACTGTTCCTTCTTTCCCTGAACGATGCCGATATCATCATCGCTGAGGCCGAGAAACTGCGCAGCGCGCTCCCGCCACTGCTCCACCAATCCAGTGTTATTAACGATGACTATTGCTGGGTAATTCCGTTGGGCGATCTTCTTGAGCGCCATGACGGTCTTGCCCTTGCCACAGGCCAGGTTTAGTACACCGCAGTCTGCCCTGGAGAAGCTGTTCCACGCATCCACCTGCCCTGGGTCGCGCGGGACAATGTTCTCGTGACTCATGAATCCAGCATCCATATATTCTGGACGCGGTTGGAGTATTGGTAGGGGCAACTTACGCCGCTCCAGCTCTTCGATAGGGAACAGGTGTCGCGGTACGGTCACGTGCCAGGGTTGCGCCTTTGCGAGCGGAATGAGGTTCTCAGTGCCCGATCTCTTGTCGCTGTGTATTACCGACGTCAGGCGCAGGAACATCTCTTTGTTTCTTATTTCCTCGTTCGGGATCCAGATATCTGCCGACACGCACGCCAGTCCTTTTATCTGCTCACCCCCATCTAGTTCTGGAAAATATTGTTGACCGTCACTTGTTAGAATTGTCACTCCTCCCCCAGTATACCTTCTATTTTTTGCCGTATATAGAACTCGAAGCTCTCAGTCCGCCTGTCCTCCTCGAACTGGTCGAAGAAAAGATTGACAAGCTGGTCTACTCGGTCCTTATCAACACTGTTATTATCTTTAATATGCCGTCGCAGCTCCTTTGTGGCAGCTACGCCATAGGAGCGTTTTTTAGGTGCCGCTCGCTCTTCCCTTGCCTGGCAGATGCTGCTGATTATGCCCTTAGCCTCTTCCGAATCCACGCTTACACTCAGGGTATCGAAGATCCTCAGCAGTGATTCATTGGTCGGGATGGCACGCCCGGTCTCGTACGCCCTCACCGTCTCACGGGAGAGGCTGGTCAGGGCCGCAAAGCCTCGGCTAGACCCGAAGCCTCTGTTGACCCGAAGATCAACGAGAAGCTGTGAGAATCGGGGAGATGCCATTTACTACCCCTCCTCTTCTTCTGCATCGTTGGCAGTGTCGTCAGCTTGTTCATCTGGAGGGCCGAGTTGAACCTTTGGGATGTCGATTGTCAACCTCCACGGGGGGCGGTTGTTATTTTTAGTCAGCTGATCGGCCACTGCGCGCAGCGCCGCGCTGCCCGCCTTGACTAATACGTCTCTCAGGTCTATGGCTGTACTAGTTTTTCTAGGAACTTCCATTTCCAATGTATACGACTTATCATTACTCATCATGCGCCTCCTGGCTAGCAGATTGGGGACCAGTTTGCTTATACCGAAAATTCTGTCGCCCTTGTGGAGAACACCATGAACAAACTTGCTAAGGTCTTGGATCACTACGATGATGGTGGTCTCCTTTTGAGAAAACTGTTTGCTGAGCGTGGGATGCCATCAGTCATCAAGACTGCTGCTGACCTGTCCAACAACACGAGAAAGAACGACACGGACTATGCGGTCTGTGTTGGTACGTCGTCGGGCAGGCAGTTCCGGTACCCCTGCACTGACGCCGGCAACACGCTTGCGTCTGCTGTCTACTTCGGCGAGTACGGAGACAGCCTCCCTGACGACATCAGAAAAGAGGCGGCTACTCGGCTTAATGGGGCGTTGGCTTCATTCGGATTTACCCCCCCAGACGAGCTGACGAAGACCGCCGCTATGGAGTTGGGGTTCAGTGGGGAAGGGGACGACATGGCCCTTGAGAAGCTGTTTGGCTTCGCCGGCAAGGACGATCCCTTTGAGATCGTGGAGGACGCTTTTAACAACTGCAGCCCCCGCGGGAAGCGCCGGATTATGATGCAGGTCAAGGAGGCGGGGCTTGCTGATGAGACCTTTTCAAGAGAGCTTATGGATTACAGCAGAGACGAGGTCGGCAGTGACTTCGAGATGGCGCTGGACACGCGAAAGTTGTGTGCTATAGACCCTGAAGCGACTGATGAGCTGAGCGCGCTAAAGGAGAAGAAGGCTTCCGTGAGTCCCGATGACCTCGCTGCTGAACTGGCTGCATTCGACGTAAGGCACGGAATTACGCACTTGTACGGTAGCGTGATCCCAGACCCCTATGCGTCCGTTTTGGGAACTAGCATCGAGAAGAGCGCATCCGTCTCCCGCCCTGTTGAGATCGATGGGCGGGAATACGACAACGAGACCATCAGCGCGTTCGCAGAGAACAGCGCAGATCGCGTCACTGGTGCCTTCGGTGATGACTTCACGGAGCAGTTCCTGTCAGACCCGTCTGGCGTACTGTCGAGCCTGCCGATCACACATAAACAGGCAATTGCTCGGATGATTGATGAAAGCTAAGACTGGCGAAGTCCCTTCGGATGGGCCGCAAACGCCAAAGCACGCGTTTACCAACAAGGACACCCATCCGCTTGTCCTCGACCTTCTTCTGATCAAGGAGTTCGGACCAGACTATCTGGGGTGGGAGCCCGAGACGCTGTGGCTCGAAATAGGGCGGAACTGGGGAGTAGCGACGGCAGAGAGCAGCAGAAACAAGATCCAAGCAATGAGAACGTGTCATGTCTCAGACCAGCCGTATACGTCGTGGGGTGTATTCGAGAAGGTGGCTGGTGGCCTGATGGGGATGAGCCCAAAGTTTGATCTCATACAGCGAGCCACTCCGCACAGGGCCGCAGCAGCGCTGGAGATTATGTCTCAGGCCAGGGATAACCGGCCTGTCTCAGACCAGGTCTACAAGTACATCGCCGCCTGTCTGTTGGACGCAGGCATGGTCTACGGGCCTGGGCCGCTTGAGCCGTGCAATAAACACATGACCAAGTTTGTGGGCGCCGATCTCCAGAAGAGCGTAAAGAGCGCTATCTCTGCAGGCAGAACACCGACCTTCGATGGCGCCAATAGCTCCGATGTCCAAGTCATGAAATCGCTGTCTGTCAAAGACTTCATCGAATACGTATCCAGGCTCCTTCTCATGCAGCTGAAGAGGCTTATCAACTAGGGGAAGCAAATGCCTGTTCCGATGCTTGAGTCAACGAAGACGCGGTCAAAGACGGTTGGCAAGCCAGAAGGCTTCTATCCAAGTCCGTTCTTCGATATAGCGAAGAACTATATGCCCAAGACCATCAAGGAGACCTTCTCCTGGTGTACGTACTATCAGCTGACCAATCCGCTCATCAGCGCGGTGACAAACAAGCTGGCGACATACCCGATCACAGACCTCATCTATGAGGACGATAACGAGGGTGTTGTCGCTGTGTACAGGGACCTGTTTGAGAACCAGTTTCTCCTCAGAACGTTCCTCGTAGAGACAAATCTCGACCGCTACACCTATGGGAACAGCTTTGTTTCCGTGTCTTTCCCATTCACAAAGATGCTGAAGTGTAAGGGGTGTGGCGAAGAGGCCCCCGCCAGAGAATCTGGCTACAAGTGGAAGAAGTTCGAGTTTCACCTGGAGTGCAAGGAGTGCGGACATTCCGGCACAGCGACAGCCAAAGACGACCCCATAAAGTCTTACAAGCAGATCAGGCTGATCAGGTGGAACCCGCGCAGTATTACGGTGAAATACAACGAGATCACCGGCCGGTACCAGTACTTCTACGAGATGCCGCGGCACTTGAAAAACGACATCATGCTGGGCCGTCCCTCGGTCATTGAGACGATTCCGCAGACGTTCATTGATGCGATCAGAAAGAAAAAAGCCATTATGCTTGATTCTGGTAAGATCTTTCACGCGCGCCGCGCGTCTATATCAAGGAGCCCGTCAGATAGTGGGTGGGGGGCCCCGCTAATCCTGCCTGTCTTGAAGGACATCTTCTTCTTGCAGGTCTTGCGGAAGGCCCAGGAAGCCGTCGCGATGGAGCACATTGTGCCCATGCGTGTTGTGTTCCCGCAGATCACAACCGACGCGAACAACCCGTATACGACCATCAACCTCAAAGACTGGCAGAAAGAGGTCCAGACCCAGATCAAGCTCTGGCGAACGGACAACAACCACATCCCCGTGATGCCAGTCCCAATCGGCTACCAGATGATTGGGGGACAGGGGAGGTCGCTGCTACTTCACCAGGAAGTGCGGATCTATAGTGACCAGATCATTGCCGGTATGGGCGTCCCGACAGGCTTCTTCTATGGCGAGGCACAGTACTCAGGCGCATCCGTTAATCTCCGCGCTCTTGAAAACGAGTTCCTTGGGAACCGGCAGGACATGCTCAGGCTGGTTGAGTTCATTGCCGGCCGGGTAGCCTCGTTTTTGGATCTGCCAGAGATAAGGCTCAAGTTCAAGCCATTCAAGATGGCTGACGACATCCAGCGCGCAGCCTTTGATATGAACCTGGCTAATGCGGGCATGATCAGCCGGCAGTCCTTCCTGCAAAGCAGGGACTACGAGTATTCGGCCGAGCAAGAGCTAATAAAAAAAGAGACGGACACGTTCAACAAGCAACAGCGAGAAAACCAGCTCAAGCAGGCAGAGTCCCAGGGAGAGGCGCAGCTTATTGCGACCAAGTACCAGATTCAGGGCCAGACAATGCAGGCCGAGTATCAGCAGCAGATGCAGCCTCAAGGCGGTCCTCCTCAAGGCGGTCCTCCTCAAGGCGGTCCTCCTCAAGGCGGTCCTCCTCAAGGCGGTCCTCCCGGAGGCCCACCCCCCGGTGGCCCACCCCCCGACTCCCCTTCTGGGGGTGGCCCACCACCTTCTCCCGAACAAGGACCTCCCCCGCAGGGGCAGCCGGAGGTCGGGGCAGGGTCGAGCCCACAAGCGCCAATGCCACAAGGAGGAGCAGAGCAGAGCCCAATTAATGCGCAGAATGGCGGCAGTATGGTAGATCTCTTCGCCCAGGCAAAGCAGCTTACGGCACAGCTAAAAGCAATGGGCGAAGTTGACAGATATAGGGCGCTGGCGCAGTTACGCGCCAGCAACCCTGATCTATACATGTTAGTTAACCAAGCCCTATCAGGCAGTGGCCGAGCAATGCGGCCACTTCCAGAGATACTTCCGCCGCGCGCCGGCCCAGAAAATCAAAGTATCTAGTCGGTTGTTGTTGGCCTACTTTCCGGGGTCTAGGCTCTCCTCTACCGCGTCGTCGAAATCCGACAACGATGAATCACACACAAGGTAAGGGAGACGGCTGCAATGTTGATAGTCAGGCATGATAACTCCTTTGCTAGATGCCTAGAGCGTGTTCGCTCCTTCATAGTTCTTATACCCGAAAATGCTTTTGTAATAGCCGGAGGCGTAAATGTCGATTCTGGACCCAGAGAGGGCAATGCAGGCCCTCGAAGAAGGGACCGTACGCAGCGTCGATACCTTTTTCCCACTAGTAGGTAAATCCCATACCCTAGTGGCAAAGAGCATCTATCCAGACAAGGGTAGAGACATAGACGACATCGCGAGTCAAAAGAGAGCGCGGCTGCGCGGACGCACGTGGTCAACAGGCATATACGGCGACTTTGACCTGGTTGATAACTCCTCTGGCAAGGTCATTGACTCTGTAAAGAAGATGAAGCTGCTGAGCCTCCCGAAGATGACGAGGAGGTTTAGCTACATTGTCGATGGGACAGAGTATCAGGCAGACCACCAGTGGCGACTAAAGTCAGGGGCCTACGCCAGAGTAAAGGCAAACGGCGAGCTTGAGACACAGTTCAATCTCGCACGCGGGCGAGGGTTCAGGCTGGACTTTGCGCCAGGGAAGAAGTCATTTTCGCTCAAGTATGGCACCACAAACGTCCCACTCCTACCCGTTCTGCAGGCACTCGGCGTAAAAGACGAAGACGTGAGATCGGCCTGGGGGGCGAGCCTGTATGCAGCCGCTGCTGTGTCAAAAAAGCGCGGCGGAATGGCTCGACTAGCCAAGATTCTGGACCGAAAGTCTGACCCAAAGTCAGATGCAGACGCAGCTGTAGTCATCAAAGACGCTCTGGCCGAGACTGAATTAAGTCCAGACACAACCAAGATTACCCTCGGCCAAGCGTTCAAATCCGTTACCGGCGGAGCGCTCTTGGCGGCAGCCAATAAGCTTCTCGGGATAAGCCGGGGCACCGAGGAACCGGATAATAGAGACTCTCTGAGGTTCAAAGAGCTGTGGGGCACACAAGACCACATCCCAGAAAGGCTCCTGAACTCCAAACGGCGTATTGGCTATAAGCTCCGCAATAACCTGGATAGGAGGGATTCGGTCAAGGCAATAGTGACACCAGACATATTCAACGTGCCGGTGAAGGCATTTTTCACGTCTACGTCACTATCTCAGCAATCGTCACAGGTAAACCCGGTCGACATGGTTGGTGGGTTCCTCAGGACAACCATTATGGGTCAGGGCGGTATCTCGAATGAGCAGGCCGTGTCTGAGGACGCCAAGCTGATCGATTCCAGTCATCTCGGCTTCATAGACCCTGTCCACACGCCAGAGGGGAAGCGGTCTGGAATCAGCAGCCACTTAACTCTGGGTGTTAGCAAAGACGGCGTGAACCCAACCATTCGCGTGTACGACGTCAAGAATAAGAAGTTCGTCCAAATGTCACCCACCGGCCTGGCGGGAAAAGCCTTGGCGTTCCCCGATCAATACGACTTCAAAAAGGGCATCCCCACGCCACGCAAAAAGACAGTAACCGTGGTGAGGAAAGACGGCGGAGATCCAGAGAATGTGCTCGCAGTGGACGTGGACTACGTCCTTCAATCCTCAAAACAGCTGTTCTCTATTACGGCCAATCTTGTGCCCTTCCTGCCGTCCGATCAGGCCAACAGGGCCGGGATGGCTACGCGACACATGGAGCAATCGGTGTCCCTCAAGCACAGAGAGGCGCCGCTTGTCCAGGTGGCTTCTGGTAATCCCAGTGAGCACCTCGACACTTGGGAAAAGATCGTTGGTCGACTGAACTCCCACAACAGTCCCGTTAGTGGTGTGGTCGAGAGCGTATCCTCGCAACGGATCGTCGTGACGGACAAGTCTGGCGAAAAGCACACAATCCAGCTGTATGACGCGTTCCCTCTTAATGAGAAGAAGGCGTTTATTAGCAGCGCTGCCACAGTCAAAAAAGGCGACACAGTCAAAAAAGGCGAGATTGTCGCCGACACGAACTTCACGAAGGGCGGCACACTGGCCCTCGGCGTGAACCTCAATATTGGCTATCTTCCGTAT